TACTCTGCTCCGCACTTCCAGCAGTTCATGGGGGTAGTGTAACGCGATCGAAGCGTATTGCGGCCCACGATAAAGTGAAGCGCGGTGCACGGTAAAGTGGAGTGACGCTTGCACCAGGCCGGAGATGTCCGAAGGCACACACCAAGCGAAAATGCCATCCGGCGGCACCTGTCTCCCTACTGCAATCTACCGTGACGCACTCAATTGACGCTGCACGCCACCGCGAACGTTCCCCCTGCCGTGGCCGAGTGATAGATCGTCACCGAGCCGGCCGCAGGCGTAACGTAGACGCCAGTCAGTCCGGCGGCGGTTGCGTTGGTCGCCGTCACCGTGCAGTGGCTCGACACGGTAATGAGCGCGTTGGTGAGCACGTCGCTCGCTGCCGCTGTAGTCGTCAGCGTGCCGACCTGCTGCATAAGGGCGCTGCTGCTCGCCAGTGCTGCACCTCCGCCCCATGTGGCAGTGCCCGTGCAGGCAAGTGCTCCCGTAGCGGCAGTAAACCCACAGTTATTCCCACTGAAGTTACCCGCGTATACGTAGAGGTTCATGCCATTGAGGAGCGACACGTTTTTATTTAAGCTATCGTAATCAACGCGGTCCTGTCCGTTCGCTGCCTGCAACTGAAAAATATTCGCGGCGTCAACCGACGGCCGGAAGAAGAGTGTCGGCCCGGTAAACAGCCCTGCGGCGTTGACTGTCAACGCAGTGGAGAGCGTCACGGTGTGCGTCCCGCTGCTGCCAGTACACGACAACGCCAAGTTGATGGCCGGGTTTGTCCCGATCGCTGGAATTGGTTGCAATGTGCAGTCGTCGGTTGCGTCGGCCGAGCCGTTCCAGTATCTGGATTGTAGGTGCAACGGTGGCATGCTCCGATTAAGACTAGCGGTGGCCGGGGTGTAGTTAGAAAGATAGAGCTCCTGCAACCGATTGGTCAGGCCCATGTCCAACAGGCCAGCCCAACCGCCGACCGGCCCGCTTATCTGCGCAACGTTGAGGTTGCGGTTGTCCAGCATCGTCACGGCCGCGATAGCGCCCGAATCGATCGTGACCCACGTCGCGTTCGCGCTGCTGTCGAAGTAATTGCCGATCATCATCTCGTTCGAGGAACCAGTCTCGAACGAGATGTTGTTCCCGGGATTGTTGAAACTGTTGCCCATGATCAATTCTCCGGCGCCGTTCTGAAGGCGCAGGTTGGCCCCTTCAATGTTGCCGTTGATCACTGGCTGATTGGCAACGATCCCGCTTCCCAGGATGTTGTGGACGATGGTGGAGGAATTGATGGTGTCGGCCCCGCCCAACATCACCACGTCCGTCGTGTTCCGCGCAAATTCGTTGCGTCGAACTTGGAAGTAGTCGGCTCGGACGTGCGGGGTTTTGGTGACATCGGGCTGATACAAGACACCGAAAATCGGACCACCGGCATAGGTTCCTGGGCTTGTGATGGGTCCGAGAAAGGAGTTTTTCTCTACGATGGAGTCTTCCCCGCCCGTCATGTTGAGCGCTATGAGGGTGCTCGAGGCGGGTACGGTCAGAGCCGAATAGTCGACAGTTAAACCACTTATTACTGCGCTGTGCGCCGTGCTGCTCGACGCCGGAGCAAGCAGGCTAACCGTCGAGGCTGCCGGGATGGTGATTCCGGAGAATATGACGCCAGCGGTGGCCGCTGAATTTCGGTCAGACAGACTGAAAATCCGCGTGTTCGCGTAGAAGGTCAGAACTTGATTACTGACGCACTGTGTCGAAGGGAAGAAAATTGCCGTACCTGTGACCGACGCCGTATTGAGTGCCGTTTGCAAGGCCGCCCCATCGTTCGTCGCCCCATCGCAGACCGCGCCGTACTTGCGCACATCCTTCCAAGGTCCTCCTGCGATCAAGTCCGACACCGTCGTCGCACCAAACGTCTCGCTTCCAGTGGCGCTCAGGTTGCCGGTGATGCCGAGATTGCCAGTGACGGTCCCTGGCGCTGGCGGAGCCGCAACGGTCGCCGCGGGCTGGAATAAGTCGAAATTATAGGTTGAGCCCGTGAAGCTCACGAAGGCGGACGGCTGGGCTGGGTTGGGGTACTGAATCACGAGCTGGCCGCTGGTCGAGTTGCCGGTGCTGGTGTCCTTGACCCAGACGCGGTACAGGATGCCGCTGGGGCTGGTGTTGGCCGGGTTGGGAACTTGGAAGGTTCCGACTATCGCGCCATTCGTGACCGTGGCGCACATCGCTTGGGACTGCACCTGGCCGCCGCCGCCCACCTGGTAGTTGATGGCGCGGTTGTTTTGGTCGACGCCCAGGAAGCAGATCTGGCCGGTGGCCAGCTTCACTGCATTGCCCAGGCTGATATTGCTGGCCGTGACCGTGGTGTAGTTCTGCGCGGCGGCGGGGGCAGCCGCCGCTACGCAGAGCAGCGCGGCCGCCAGGAGGCGGAGGCGCATCTCGCACAAGCTCTTGATGATCTTCATAGTTCTCTCTCGCGGCGTCCCCTGCCCGGGGCGCCGAATTAGGCCAAATACGCTCCATGGCCTCCAGATGGGGCCACTGTCGTCCCGCTGGGGCTTACGGTCGTGTCCAGGCGAACGAAGCCGCCAGCGGCCGCGTAGGCCGGCGTATTGACCGCTTGGTAGCTGGTCACGCTCTGGACCGCGCTGCTGCTCACCACAGCGCTGCCGACAATGCAATCGCCCGCGGTCGTGGGCACCGTGCCGCTGGTGTTCCAGTAGAAGGCGCCGCTGCCGTACCAGAGGTAATAGGTGGCCGCGGTCGCCGAGCAGGCTGGAATGGCCGGCGCGGCCGCAGGTGCGTACTTTGCGCCGTTGGCGTAGAGCCCACCCGCGCTGATCGTGGCCTGCAGACCCGAGGGGTTCGGCATGGCCAGCATGAAGCCGGCCACGACCCGACTCGTCTGGAAGTCGTTGGCGGCCGCCGTCGTGGGGAAGGCGCGAATCATCGATTGCGCACCCCCACGGTCAGTACCAGTGCCTTCCCGTCAGTGGTCGGGGTGTAGGCACCCTCGTTGATGTAGTAGTTGACGAATGTCGCGACGACGCCGGTCGTGGGCGCCACTGAGCAGCCGAATTGGCGAATCGTCCCACCTCCGGAGCGCGTGCCGCCACCGCTCAGTGTCGAGGTCAGGCTGGGCAGATAGAGCAGCTCGCCGCGGGCGTAGGTGTAGCCGTCCACTGACGACGTCGGCAGCGGCACCGTCTGCCCGTTGGTGTACTGCGCGACGAAGAACTCCTTGCGGACCGCCGCAAAGCGCACGTTCTTGTTAAGCTGCAGCAACGCGCTGGCCAGCGCCGCGGATCCGCCGCCGAATTTCGAGTCATCGACGTCAACCCAGGCAGGCACTGCGCCCAGGTGAAGCGTGCTGTTGCGCTGGCAGAGGGCGGCCACCATCAGGCGGCCGTCAGCCGTCGCGGTGGCCTGGCCACCATCCACGTAGTACTGGGTCGAGGTCGAGACGACGCCGGCGGCGGAGACGCTATCGACCCACTGTTGAATGGTGCCCGGCGCCGTGGGGCGGCCTCCGCCGGCCGGCCGGCTGTCTTGGCGCGACCACCAGAACGAGATCTCGGCGTACGAGTACTGGTAGCCGTCAATCGGCGATACCGGTGCCGCCACCGTCTGCCCGTTGGGGAAGAGGCCGATGAAGGTCTCGCGTCGCACCATGCCGAACTTGGCGTTGCGCGCGAGCTGAATCAGCTTGCTCGCGTAGAGCGGCTGATCGGTCGCCCAAGTGGCGTCCGCGATGTCCTGGAAGGCCGGCTGTGCTGCGAGGGTGATCATCCGAGTTTGACCAGCCCTCCTTTGAAAAGCGGGTCGCCCTGGCCGCCTTGGCCGCCGTAGGGCGTGCCGCCGCCGCCCGCCGGGCCACCGCCCGAGGTCACCGGCGCCGCAATCTTCGCGCCGGCGCCGCGCCTGGTCACGACCATGACCGTGGTGCCGCCATCGGTTGCGGCCGAGTCCTGGCCGCCCTGCACGTAGTAGTTGAGGTTGGAGTGGACGACGCCGGTGTCCTGCTCGACGTAGTCAACCGCGTAGAGCACGTTCCCGTTGCCGCCGTTCACCTGAGTGTCGACGTTGGCCGAGAAGTCCAGCGCAAACGGATAGAGCGCCTCGGGCAACGAGTAGCTGTAGCCGTCGTCGGCCGATCGCGGCAGCGGTACGGACTCGCCGTTGCGGAACTGAAGCTGGTTGCCGTTGGCGTCCGCAGTGAAGTACTCGTCAGCCACGGCCCCGAAACGAACGAGCGCGTTGAGCGCGACGAGGACGTCCTCAAGAGCGATGTTGCCGGCCGTCCAGGCAGTATCCGGGATGTCGAACCATCCGCCGGGGAGAGTCAGCGCGATCGGCATCAGAAGATCCTCCCGGCGAGGGTGCCGTCCGACTGCAGGCCAGTGTCGGCCGCCTGGAAGAGGTACTGCGCTTTCTGTGCTGCCGTGGCCGCGGTCCAGACCGGGATCGCGTCGGGCGCGTACTGCAGAGCCGTGCGGCCGGACATCACCGAGACGTCCAGCAGGTCGAACTCGATCTGCCCGCGGTCGAAGCGCGGCGTGACGCCCAGCACCTCGTAGAGCCGCGCCGTCACGCCCACCGTGCCGGTGGTCAGGTTGGGCAGCAGGCGGTGCGTGACCGAGACATAGTCGCCGACCTCGACGATGATGCCCTGCAGCGACGAGTGCGCCAGGCGAATGCGGCCGGTCGGGTTGCCGTAGCGTTGGAAGATGCGCCGCGCGGCGATTCCGATGCGGCTCGCTCCCTGCAGGTTGGTGCGCAGACCCCGGCTCTCGATGACGTGGTTCTGCCCGAGGCCGTACTTGTTGACCGACGTGCCATCGACGATGGGGATCGAGGTCAAGAAGTTCTGACCGTCGAAATCGAGCCGCCCCTCGACCAGGTTGACGATGGTCTGCGATTGCACCGTCGGGATCCCGATGATGTTTGAATCGGTCAGCGCGAACGCGGCCGCCGGCAGCGAGGGCGCCAGCATGTCGTGGATCGACACCCGACCATCATAGCGAACGAACATATAGAGTCCGTTGGCGCGGCAGATCTCGTTTTCGAGCCACTGCAGGGCCTCGACCGCCTTGTCGAGCCGCCAGATGCAACGCGTGGCGGCAAAGCGGCCATTCTGCAGGCTGGTAAAGGCGGCGGTGTCGATCGACCCAACCGGGATAGAGAGCTCGGTCTCAAGCACGTTGAGCGCGATCTGCAGCGGGTTGCCGTCCACGGTACGGAAGTTCTTCTTCGAGGTCGCGGTCAGCCCGTCGTCGCCCAGCGTGTACGCCTTGGTCTTGAGCGTGCGCTTCTTGTCGCGGATGACCACGTAGTAAGACGTGGTATCGGGCGCTGGGTCCAGCTTCTCGACCAGGCCGGTGTAGAGCGTGATGTAGTCCGCCAGGGCGAGCCCTGTAAAGCCCACCTGCAGCGTCGCCGTGAGGCCGTACCAGGTGACCGAGCTGAACAGAGCGAGGATGGCGCGATTGATGTCCACGATCTCGACGCGCAGCTCGCCGATCGAGCTCTTACCGGCGAGGTCGCTGACCGTCTGCGGTCGGCCGCCGGGGATCTTGAGCCAGGGTTTCCACCCGGCAAACGTGGTCGACCTTGAGCTGTACACAGTAGCCGGCGCGCCGGCGCCTGAAAAGCTCAGCGTATAGATCGGCTCCTGGTAGCCGGCGTTGCGTTTGGCGTCGAAGTTGGCGGTGGTGGGGATCATGGTGCGTCCGCCGCCTCGCTCCAGCCCATCAGCGCATCGAGCAGCTGGTTATTGGTGTTGACCGACGATTCGAAGCGGAACCGCATCTCGACGGTGTACATCCGCGGCGAGCGGTAGCGGATCTGCGAGGTGGTCTCCATCGAGCGCATGGTGAAGCCGAGCTCGGTGCGATCGGCGTCGGGATAGAACGTGAAGGGTTGGCCCTTGATCGCGACGCGCTCGAAGTTGCGCCAGGCATCGAGGTCCTGGCCGAACTGCACCACCTCGACCTCAAACGCGAAGTACTCCTGGCGGTTGATGAAGATCACGAGCGGCGTGCCGTCCGAAGAGACGTTGATGGCCCGCTCACAGGTCAGGTCCATGGGGATGCTGACGCGTGGAAACTGCAGGAACTGCAGCGTCTGCGGGTTGGCGCTGTCGTCGGTGTAGTTGATCTTCGGGTAGCCCATGTTGACGACTTCAACCTGCCGTGAAAGACTCCCGGGTTATGAGCGACGAGAAACCACCAGCCCCGCCACCGCCCCAAGAACGCCCACAGCCCGATTCCCTGCCCGATCCCGAAGTGGGCTCGAACTGGACCGGTGGCTCGGTACGCGTTCCGCTCAGCGACATAGCACCGATACGAAAATCGAAGTAAGCGCAAGGATCAGCGCCCCGGCTTCACACCAGATCGCACCGACAAGCAACTTCCCCTTGCTTGCCGCCCTTAACAACTCGAAGCGCACAGGAAACGCCAGGGCATGCGCCATCTTTCCTAATGCTTGGGGTGGTGCGTGCCTGTTCGCCGTTCCGAGGGCGATCATTTCGTCTGGTAGTCCCGGTCTCCAACGGGGCACCGAAACAAGCGCGCTCAGCACTGAAGCTGCCGCGAATGCCGCAGCGGCAAAGAGTCCGGTAATAACCACGGTCCTACTCAGCGCCGGATGGGCGCCATGCGCCATTTCGAAATTGGCCAGCGTCCACCCAGCAGCGACGATAAGGAGATTCAACCGCAGCAGATTCAAGGCCTTGCCCTCGATGAGGGCTACGGCAGACTCCGCCCACGCGAACCGATACTTTGCGTAGTCAAAGACCCAGGAGAAGTCCGCGCCTTCGCGCGGAATAAAGGCCGCCGTTTCATTACCCCACTTCTTGAACTCTTCTTCAACGTTTGGTTTCATAGCTTTCTTTTACCCCATCACCGCCACGGGCGAGCCGTTCTGGTAGACGTGCGTGGCGTTGAGCTGCATGCCGCGGTTGCCGGTGGACTGATTAAACAGGTCTATCAATTTGTCGATCGTATCGGCCGAGACCATGTCGCCGTAGACGTGGATCGTCGTCCCGCTGGTCGCCGGCTGCTGCTGGCCGCTGCCGGCCTTCACGCCGCCGCCGGCGCCGCCCGTCGTCGCCGCGCGCGGGGCGGGCTGCTGACGCTGGCTGCCTCCGGAGGATCCTCGGCCGCCACCGCCGCCACCGGAGAACATGCCGGCCACCTGCTGGCCGGCGGCGATACCGAAGAGCACGGCGGCCGCCGTATGCTCGGCGCCACCCAGGAAGTCGCCGGAGGCGAAGGATTTCATGGCCTCGGCGATCTGCACCTTGATCTGAAAGAACGAGGTCTCCTTCAGCGCGCCGATCACCCCGGCCGACTTCGCCTTCTCGGTGGCCACGGCGCTCACCGCCTCCTTCTGGTGGGCCAGGATCTGCTGGTTGATGGCGCCCAGGATGCGGTGCGCGACCGTCGCGAAGCGGCTGCCGAACAGGTCCGATGCCTGGATCATCGAGTCGTAGTTCTTCTGCCAGGACGCGGTGAACTCGTTGTGCTTCGTCGCCAGCACGTCGAGCGCCCGGGTTTCCTTGGCGTGCGCCGCCGCCACGGCCTGGCTGGCGAGGGTCGCGATGCGCGCCCGCTGCTCGTCGGTGGTCGCCATCTTGGTGAGCTGCGCGGTCTCCATCTGGATGTCGGCGATCTCCTGCAGCATCGCCTGGTGGATCTTGGCCTTCCCGGTCAGCGAGGACTCGAGGTAGCGGTTGGTCATGTCCTGCAGCTTCTTCAGGTGCCCGTCGAACTCGGCCGCCTTCTTGTCGGCCGCGCCCTTCTCCTCCTCGGCGAGCCGCTTGATCAGCTTCTCGCGCAGCTCGACCAGCATTTGATTGTGGGCGGCATCGAGCGCGTCGAGCTTCTGGTACTTCTTGCGCTCGCTCTCGATTTCGCGGTCGATGGCGGCGACCTTGCGCGCATGCGACACGACGCTTGCGGCGTCGATCTTGTTGGCCATCTCCTCGTCGAGCGCCGAGAGGCTGTCCAGGCGCTTGTCGTTCAGGTCCTTGAGCTTCGCCTCGCGCTCTTCGGCGAGCGCGATGACGAGCTGGTGGTACTCCCGCTCGCGCTGCGCCAACTCGGCACGGGTGAGCTTGCCGTGGGCAGCAAGCTTGCGGTAGGACTCGATCTCGCGGTTCGCAGCCGCCGTCTCGCGCTCGAACTGGCGCTCGACCGCCGCCTCCGGCTTGGCCGTCTGATCGTGCAGCAGCGTGATCTCCTCGGAGACGCGCCGCAGGGAGTCGGCCAGCTTGTCGCTCGCCACCGCGGCCGCCTTGCTCTTGCCGGTCAGGTGCAGCTCGGTGGCGCGCCCGAGGCTTTCAAGCGCGGCGGTTGAGCCCTTCGTGCCCTCTGCGTAGGTGCTTACAATGTCTGTCCAGGTCTCGGTGGCGACGGCCTTCATGGCCGCCCAGTGTGCCTTTGCGGAGGTTAAATCTCCGCGACGCAGGTCCGACACGAGCTGATAGCCAAGTACAAACTCATTCAACTCGCCGGCGAGGAGCTTCCCGATAGTCACCAGAACATCAAAGGCCGCTTTCGCGACGAACGTAAGCCCATTGAACACGTATCCGAGCCCCTCGATCGCGGTGGAAATGTCGGCTGCGTGTGAAGCAATAAAGTCCGCCGCCGACTGCATCGCTGCGGTGATGGCGGGCATGACCTTCTGCCCGATCGTGACCTCGAGGCCCTCCATGGTGAATTTAATCCGCCGCATAGACTCAAGAAACGCGACGGACTGCTTCGCGCTCACATCGCTGAATCCCAGGCCCATCTTGTTGGCTTCCTCGGAAGCCTTGCGGAGGGCCACGCTCCCTTGGTTGAGGATCGGGATCATTTCCTTCCCGCTCCGACCGAAGACGGCCATGGCCGCAGCGGTTTTGAGGCCGCTAGAGGCGGCGCCGTGGAACTTATCTGCCATGTCGGCCAGCAGGTCGATGTTCGGCCGCAACTTCCCATGCGCATCGTTGGCTTGGATACCGAGCGCTGCGAGCGCCTTTGTCGCCGTCGATCCAGCGGTGGCGAAAGGTGAGAGGTTGCGATCCATGATCGCTACGCCGTTGGCCAGTTGCTCGAAGTTCGCCCCGATCATCCCTGCCACGACGCGCAGCCCCGAGAGGTCCTGCACGCTAAGTCCGATCTTCTGGTGCATCAGTTCGAGATGCTCGCCGAGTTCGGCACTCTTCTTCGCCATCTCGAATAGCCCGGCGCCGACAGCAACCACGGCACCAGCAACAACCGCACCCAGTGCCACCCAGCCCGTTCCGGTGCCCTTCAGGCTCTTCTGCAGATTCGCCTGTGCCGCAGCCACGCGGTGCGCCGCCTGCACCTCCGCGGCCGCCGTCTCCTCGGCCGTGGTCGCGGCCTTGACCATGGCCGCGCGCTTCGCCTCGATCGCCGCGATCTCCTGGTCGTAGGCGGCGCGGATCTGCTTCGAGCTGCCAAACATGCGCGTCGCGAACTCGCCCATCTGCGTGCGCATCGCTCCCATGTCCGAAGTGAAGAGCGCGCGGAAGCGCTGGATGTTCCCAATCGCTTCGTCGGGGTTGGCCTTGATCTCGAAGAGCAGGCCGGCTACGGAGTCCATTGCCATCTCAGTTGCACCCCGCCAGTGTCCGTGCCAGAATTCCGGAAATGTCGGACGAGAAGCCCGCGCCGCCAGTGCCCACGCCGCCGGTCGCAGCCCCAGCCAAGCCAGAGATGCGGCCGGCTCTCGAATTAAAACTAAAGGCGGAAGCTCCCATGCGCGTGCACCTCAGCGACAACGCACCAGACTTGCCAGAGAAAGAATAAAAAGGAAGATAGCCGCGCCGGTGAGCAGATAGGCGAGGCTCACGCGTGCACCCTTTTGTCGCATGATGCCAACCTCAAACCTGGTGGTGCCGTCGAGCAATAAAGTCGCTGCTCCCAGCGCAGCCTCTTCCTCTTTAAAGGCGTTTGCGATCTGAATCATCTCCGCAGCCGGCGGGTACAGGACCCGACCGGATGGATAGATCGCAAGGCAGGCTGCGGCGACTGCCGCGACATACACGACCCCCGAACAGAGCAGCGCCGACAGGCGCCACCCGGTGATCATCGGCGCGCCCAACCACTGAACGGCCGTCCATGCCGCCGTCATCACCACGAGCTGCGCGCGCAGCAGACGCCGGGCGGTCTCGGCGAGCGTGGCGAGCTTCTGTTGGCTGTCGGCGTGCCGCTCGCGCGCATAACTCCAAGTCCACAGGTAGACGGCGCCGGCTATTGTTCCGGGATAGTCGCCGTCCGGCGAGTCAGGCTGCGCCACTTCGCCGTTGAGATGCGCCACTCGGGCCATGTACTCGCGCAAGAGGCTCGCGGTGGTCGGCCCGAACGCCCATTCGTAAATCCGCTTCATCAGGTTCATCGTTGCCCTCGCTTACCAGAACACTGTATTCCCAGCCGCCGCCCCCTCCGCGTCCACTCCCTGCCGGCTCATCTCGCGGAGCCGGTCGCGTTCGGCGCCCTCGCAGGCGAGGTGCGCCGCGAGATCGAAGTCAAGCGCCAGCACCGGGTCCGCGATCGCGGCGAGCACGCTTGGCCTGGTTCCGAACCGCGACGCCGCGGCCGCCAACATCGCGAACTCCGGCGTCGCCACGAAAGGTGGCCAGGCGCGCCACCTCCTCGGAGCGCGTCACCCAGCCAAACAGGAAACTCGCGTCCTCGGCGCCGAGGTCGCGGTAGTGCAGCTCGCCCGGCTCGAGCGCGACGGCATCGGGCACGATGCGCGGCTCAATTAGGGCCGAGACGATCATGTCCCGCATGAACTCCGCGACCGCGTCAATGCACTCCGGCTGGATCTCGGCCGCCGGCGTTTCGCCCTGCAGGAAGCGCTGGAAGGAGACCAGCGACAACCCCTGCGGCAGACGCCCGGAGACGAACCACGCCCCGAGGTCGGGGCGCTCGACGCGCACCGTCACGCCCGAGGGCAGCGTCAGCTCGGTGGTCGCGACGGGGTCGGCCGGGCGCGGCATGCGCGCCACGCCGGCCAGATATTTGCTGCGGTCGAAGCTCATGAATCACTCCCTGGAATGGCGCGGCCCGGCCTAGCCGATAACGCGAACGTTGCAGGTGCGGTTGGCGGCGTCCGCGGTCAGGTAGACGCTCGCCGCGTCGGCGGCCTGGCTCTGCCAGATCTGGCCGGCGGAGGTCATCTCGACAATGACCGCGGCGGGCGTCGTGGCCAACTTGTGGGGCACCGCCACCTGCGCCACGCCGACCGCCTGGGCGGCGGCGGCGAGCTGGATCTTGCGGTAGCTGGATTGATCGTCCTGGAAAAGAATGTCGGGCATGAGATGTCTCCTGATGGGGGCGGCCCCATCGGCGCCCGCAGGCGCCGGTTAATGCGTGGGTGCGCCGGCCCTCCGACTACGTCTGGCGGAAGAACTTGCCCACCTGGTCGCCGAGCGGACGCGACGCGGTGGCCAGCCCCTTGAACTTCACCTTCCACATGACGTGCTTGGCGCGCTCGAAGTCGAGCTTCACCGCCTCGGCCGAGTAGGCGTTGTAGAGCTGGAAGACGGCGAACTTCCCGGCCACCTCGCGGCGCTGCGCGATGGTCGCCACTGAGACCTTGGGGACGGCGATGATGCCGCCGAAGGCCAGCTCCTCGTAGTTCTGCGCGCCGACCGGGAGCCCGGCGTCGGTGCCGGTGGCATAGGTCCCGATACCGAGCGCGTCACGCAAGTTGAGGAAGGTCATCTCCTCGAGGGTGACGTCGAGCTCGTAGGCGTCCGAGTCCATCACCGCGTCGATCGGCGAGCTGGTCTGGTCGGACGGGATCTCGGCGTACTTGGCGCCCATCGAGACCGCCATGGCGCCCTGCGTGGCGCCGACGTTGCGGGGCGCACCCTGGGTGGGGGTGCCGGTCGTGTCGATCAGCAGCCGGCTGCCGGTCGCAGGGACCGAGCAGAAGAGCCACAGGTTGCCGGGGCCTTGCACAATGTTTGCGGGCGTGATTACTGGGGGCATCGTCTCTCCTCAACTCTTCAAGTTCGGACATGCGCCTCGGGGGCGCTCGGGACTACGCGTTGGGTTCCACATGAATGAACGGCAGGTCAATGCGGACTGCCTCGCCGCTGTCGAGCAGCGCGTCGAACGCGGTGCAGCCCGCCGGCGCCGTCACCTTGTCGCCCGGATAGAGCACCAGCGGCTTCTCGCTCCAGGCGTGGATCGTGACGTGCGGGTCGTTCGGGACCTCGAGCAGCGCGCCGCTGGGCTGTGCCTCGAGCCGCGTGCCGGGCGCCGCGCGCTCGACTTCGAAGGTTTCGGTTGTCTCCGGCGTGTAGCTGAAGGCGTGACCGTTGAGGTTGTGCAGATGGAATTTCATAGGGCAATCGTCCTTTCGAGCAGGCTGCGCACCTTGAACGCGTCGCCGTTCGTGCCCCCGGTGATCGAGATCGCGGTTACCGCGGTGTAGGCGACGGCGCTGGCATCGACCACAAAGGTGGTGGCGTTTGCCGTGCCATTCGGGATGCTGACGGTCTTGGTGACGGTGGTTCCGTTGAGCAGCTGCAGGGTGAGCGTGACGGTGATGGTTGAGGCGCCGATCAGGGCGGTGGTGACGAGCTGCAGCGCGGCGGGACCGTACTTGGTGGTGTCGACCACCGCGTTCGACGTGAACGTCCCGGCGCCCGCGCCGGTGACCGCGAAGCTCGCCAGCGGATCCACCACCGGCGGAAAGACCTGGGCGGGCGGCACGCCCCAGAGCAGGTCGCGGAACTGGGTGGCGACGCGGGCGCTGTTCGCGGCCAGAAACGCCCCGATGCCGCCGACGTGGCGATCGAGCGCAGCCAGGCGGGGGCCGTAGAGCGCCGAGAGCAGCGAGCCCACCGCGATCGCCGGCTGAAAGGGCAGGGCCAGCGCCGCCTCGACGTCGATGTCGTTGGCGCCGGTGATGGTGCCGCGGTTATTGACGGCCCCCGCGCCCATGCCGGTGCCCGAGATCGGCTCGGCGGCGGCGATCGCGCCGTTGGTGAAGGCGTCGTTCACGGTGCGGGCTTGCTGCGCCAGGGAGTCGGCCAGCACCAGGAAGTTGGCAAGTGACAGCGTCGGCATATCAGACCTCCTCGGTCTCGATCAGTACGGTCATGGCGGGGCGCATGCCAAACCCGGCAGGCGCCTGCCAGAGCACGCCGTAGTCGTGGGCCTCGACGCGGACGTCGCCCACGCGCGCCCCCAGTGCGGCCAGGCTGGCCGTGTTGGCGGCGGCGGGCAGGGTGGCATGGGTGATGGGCAGCGCGGCGAGCCAATCGCCGATTGGGGCGCTGGTGATGACCTGGTCCACGGCGCGCAGGTAGTCATAGGCGGCCTGGGCCGCGAACTCCGGGTCCTGGTCCTCGATCTCTAGTCTCAGCAGCAGGCGGTGCACCTGAGGCCGGGTCTGCAGGTCGTCATCGCCGGCGAACAGCGTCTCGCGCACCGCAACGATGATCGAGGGCGTGTTCATGGCGGCGCCGATTAGGTCTTTTTTGTAGCTCTGGAACGTCGGATAGGTCCGGCCGGGCGGCGGCGTGATGCCGGCGATCGCCGCCGGGAAGTCGCGCTGCAGGATCGCCATTGCCTGGGCGGCGACCGCGGCGGCGAACAGCGCCTTGAATTTGGGAGTAAAGGCCATGGGTTACGCCCGCTTCTTGTGCCCGGGATGCAGGTAGGCCGGCTTCCAGCCCGGGTACTTCGCCATGACGCCGGAGATCCTGCCGACCTCGGTTGGCCGCAGGCCGTGCCGGAAGCCGAGCTCGGACGCCCGCTCCACCAAGTATTCCTGGATATAGCCCATAGCTATGCGCTTGAAGCCCTTGGTGAGCTTGATCTCTGGCCGCGCCGGCATGATGACCTTTCCCGCTTCGTCTTTGGTTCCCTTCTGGTGATAGATCGCATAGGGGACGCTTGTCCCCATCACCAGCGTCTTCGGCTCCTGTCGGCTGATCGATCCGGGAGCGTCCCGGTTGGTCAGCGAGGCGCGCAACGTACCCTCGCGCACCAGGATCGGCGTGCCGGGGTAGTGCTGCTCCTTCCATGCCCCATAGCCTTTATCGCTCAGCGGCTTCCAGGCTTCGCCGCCCGACTCGCCCTCAGTGTCAAACTGACGTTTGACCTCGGCGCGGAACTCGTCGTCGATCACCGGCCAGATGGGCCGGTAGTCGACGAGCCCCTCCGAGAAGCGGGAGATGCCCTTGTCGAGCTGCATCTCGCCGGCGATGTTGATCTGGAGACGAAACATCAGAATTTCTCGTTGCGTTGGAACGCGACGTTGCGATCCGGGTCGGGGAGCGGGTCCTGCTCCTGGCCGCCGATGGCCTGCATCTGCGCACCGGGGTTGACGGTGCGCGAGGTCGGGTTGAGTTGCTTGTCGTACTCGCCGTTGTCGAGCCGGGCAAGCATGCGCATGAAGTCGTCGCGCAGGTTCTTTTCCACCTGCCAGCGACTTCCGGTCGCGAATCGCGTCGAGAGCGTGGCGGCCAGGTCGGCCGCCGCGCCGATGCGGTTGATGAGCTCGAGCGTGTTGAACCCGTCTCCGCTCACGGGGACGGGCAGGCCGCGCCGCACCACAATCGCCTGGATCTCCTCCCAGCGGGTGTCGATCCACTTCTGGATGTCGGCATCCTGGGGACCGTTCGGCGAGTTTCGGACGAACCCCGAAACGTGCGTCGCGACCCCGGCGATTGTGGCGATTCCGGCCATTTAGTCCTTGTCGGCGGTCTTTGCCGCCTTCCTGGTTTTCGCCTTCGGCTCGTCGGCCGGTGGCTCCGGCATGCCCGGCGGAGGCGGCGGAATAACCTCAGGCTCGAGGCCCATCTCCGCGAGGGCATCCTCGATTGAATGCGGCAGGGGAATGGCGCGTAGCGCGCCGGGGATGGCGTCGGCAATCTCCTCGGCCAGCTCGATCTCCGAGCCGATCTCATGGGCGATGCCGTCGAGGGTTAGGTGTCTGATGACTTCGTATTTCATGGGTTCGCGGGGGTTAGCGAACGGGAGCGGACGGAACCGCCCCCGTTTGACGTCGCTCTGGTCTAATCCCCCACCTCCTTTCTGGACTCGGTCCGCACAAATCAGAACTGGCCGGCCTGCACGTCGAGCGTGCCGGTATTGGCTGCGCCGCAGGCCGAGAGCGTCACGGTCATGGCATTGCCGGCCGTCGCGTCAAGCGGCACGGTCCAGGAGCGGTCGTAGTTGGCGGTGCCCACCTGTGTCGCGCCCGAGGACCAGATGGTGGTCGCTCCGTCCTGGACCGTGAGCTGCGCGGTCCCGGCGGAACACCGGGCCGAGATCGAGTAGAGATGCACCTTCTGGCCGGCCACCGCCGCAATGGTTTTCGCCACGGCGGCGTTCGCGGCCGAGGCGGCTTCGACGTTCTGCAGGTTGCCGCCTGCCGCCAGCGTCGCCACCAGCGCGCCGGACGCCTCGCAGCGCAAGGTGACCACGTTGCCCGTGGTCGCGATCGGCGTGAAGGCACTGGTGAACTGGCACGGCAGCAGCGCGTTCGTGCTGCCGATGCGCGGCGCCTGCGTCGTCTGCGCATGGGCCAGGGCTTCGTATATGACGCCGGTAATCAGCAGCAGCAACAGCGTCGGCAACACGGTACGGAGTAACTTCTTCATAACTGCTTCCTCCTGAAAGCCCGGGGCACCTTGCGGCGCCACGGGCTGGGTCATCCAACACTCACCCGGACTCGGACTAGGCCACCGCAGCCAGGAACGCGAAGCCCGCGGCCGGCGCGATGATCTTCTGGTCGTAGTACAGCCCGACCTCGATCAGATCGCTCTCACGCCGCTCTTCGCGCCACCGCTTCACGATGTAGCCCTGGTTGGCGGGCACGCCGTAGTTCCACAGGAAGTGGGCGCCGAGCGCGACCACCTTTTTCCCGATCGAGGGCGGAGCGTAGTACAGCAAAAGATTCTTGCCCCAGATGAAGGTCAGCGCGTCCGACTGGCCCTCGGTCGCCGTGTTCTGCAACGCGCGGCCGACCAGAACCTCGTCCACGCCGAAGGCGTCGGCCAGCTCCTGCTCGGAGAGCTGGTTCGCCTTCATCGTGTACTTCACGCGGTCGATCACCTTGGGGTGGTTGCGGAGCTGACGGAAAACCGTCTGGCTGGTCGCGATCTTGTTGGGCATGACGCCGGTCGCCTGCAGGATGGTCTCCTTCTGCAGGTCAATGGCGAGGACGGGATCGGAGTTCGCGAAGTCCGACCACTGCGAGGTCCCCGCCAGCGTGCTGTTCGGGATCGTGCTGCCCGCGCCGAAGATCTTCGTCGCCAGGTTCACCTCGCGGTTGAGCATGATCAGGTCGGTGAGCTGCTCGGTGGTCGTGACGTCAATGTCGGTCGCGGGATCGGCATTGTTGCGGATCGGGTCGGGGATGGCATCGCGGAGGGCGTGTCCCTCGGCGTTGTAGTTGTCGGTCGAGAGGTTCCAGCCGAAGACCTCGTTGGCTTCCGCTCCGGGAGCACGCTGGTCGTCCACGACCCGGAAGCGCGTCTTGTCGAAGATGAAATACTTGTCGCTCTTGTTCCCGACCGGGAACATCGGGAAGATGCGGTCGGCGATCATGGCGGGGTTGCGGTACTGAATGCTCACGTTGGTGAGCGCCTTGTCCAGGTGGACCTGGGAAATTGACGGGGGCATGCGGCAGCTCCTTCCCGCTCAACGGGACGGCGTTGTCACCCCGCCCGTGGGCGGGATTGGCGGCCCTCACTCCAGCGCAGCATTACAGAGGAAGCCACCGCGGTTTATCTTGGGGCGCCCTGCGCCGGCGCCCCAGATCGAGCAGAAAATGCGGCCTAGGCGTGCCGCGAATGAATGTTGAGAGCGACATGGATGATGTCGCCCGCATTCGCCGCCGCCGTCTCGGCCTGGCCGAGCACGTTGACGAGCGTCCCGGCCGCCTCGCTGACGGTCTTGACGCGGCCCTGGTTGTCGGCCACGTTCACCCAGTCGCCCACCGCAATGGCGCCGGCGGCGATGACGCGGGCGATACCGGCCTTCGCCACGCGGACGTTCTTGCCCAGTTGGGTGGGCGCGCCGGCGACCGGCGCCTGGCCGCTGGTGATCTGCGCCACGCCGCCGACCCAGGCATTGACACCGTTTTCGACGATGTCTTCCTGGGCCACGCCGAGGACGCGCGGCGCGTTGGCTGCGCCGGGCACGGTCGCGTAGCCGGCGCCGTTAACGAGGCCTGCGACCAGCGCGGTGTACTTCAAAATGCGCTGGTTCGCGTCGTTGCGATACGTTTTATCGAGAAGGTAAGTTTGTCCTGCCACTGGCTGTCTCCTCGCCCCTTGGGGCCGGTCAGAATCTGGACCTGCGGGCCGGATAACCGGCCCGCCTCACTCGCAACAGGGGCGGTTAGGCCCGGGTTTTTTGGCGCTGCAGATCGTCGTATCGGCCGCGCAGCTCGGGCTTGGCGGCCGACACCAGCTTGAGCGCCTCGCCGTAGCTCGACGCCTTCTTGTCGGAGAGCAGCTGCTTGCAATCCGCGTCCATCTCCAAGAAGACCGCGTCCGCGGCGCCCGAGGTCACGGCATCCACGCTCGCGTGGCCGCTCTCGCGGGTGTCGAGCGTCACGCGGCCGCCGCGCTCCTCGAGGTAGCCGCGCAGCTCACTGAGCGTCAGCCGGCGCAGGTAGCTGCGCTCCTTGGGCAGGATCGTCTTCGCGTCCATCGCCTTTTGCAGCAGGGCTTCCCGCTCGCGGCCCTCGAAGACCTCGCTCGCGATCAGTGAGTCCGCCGGGGGCGTCCACGAGGCGAAGTCCGGGGCGCCCTTGTCGGGGCCGTCCTTCTTCAGCGGGACGTCGGTGAGCAGCACGACCTTGCGCTTGAAGCGGTCACGCACCGCCGCGATCTGCGCGTCGAGCTGCCTGCCCCCGACGCCGGTGATCTCGGAGAGCGTCTGCGCGGTGCGCTCGGTCATGGCCACGGCATCGTCGCCGCCGTCATCGAGCGCTTCCTTCACGTCCTTGGGATCGGCAAAGTAGTCGTTGCCGTCCGCGAAATCGGCGTGCTTCATCGCGAGCATTCCGGATTTGTCGCCCGCCTTGATGCGGGAGACGTTGAGCTTCTTCATGGCGTTCTCCTTCCCGCTGGCAGCGGGCGTGTCGGTCATTGCGGACTCAACGTGGACCTGGTCGACGTCCACGAGCCGAAAGTCCCGGTCGCTGAGGGTCAGGGCCGGCAGTTCCTCGAGGAACGGCCGGTTGGTCAGCGCCAGGCTGGTAAGAGTGGCCCCCTGCGGCTGGCCGGTGCGCTTGTCGCGCTCCGACCAGACGATGGCGGGGGAGACGTACTTGTATTTCTTCGCGGCGATCATCGCGCGGGCCTCGTCGGTAAACTCGACGTCGGCGTAGAGCATGCGCTCGCCGGCGGCGGGCGGGACGATCGCCTTCACCCATCCGGCCGCGGTGACCGGCCCCATGGGAATCGGGAACTCCGACTGGTGCTCGTAGTCCACCACGACGTCATCCTTGGCGCGGCCATCGGTGCCGAGTTTGGAGAAGTTGGCCGCGATCCTCTCGAAATCGGCCGGCGTGATGGTGAACTTCTGGCCGGCCTTGACCCACGAACCGGTCACCGCGATCGGCAGGCGCGTCAGGCTGCCCGGGTCGGACAGCGTGATCGCGTCCAGCCGGACGACGAAATGCGGTTGCAGGATGGTGGCGGTGGCCATGTGTTCTCTGTGTCTGTGCTAAGCGTCTGGGTGCCGGCCGGCGCTACCGGACCACCAGGAATTTGTAGACGCCCGGCGCCGGCGTACAGGCGGCGGCGGTGCCGACGTAGAAATCGAGTGACACGACATTGGTGGCCGTCGCGCGCGCTCCGACCGGGGGACAGAGCGCGGTAGGCGCCGGCGCCGAGAAGAGATATGTCGTGTCGCCCGCCAGCGCCCCGGTCAAGGTGAAGGTCTGGGTGGCGACGCCGATGGTGGCCGCCGTCGCGGTCGGCGTGATGGACGCCGTCGAGAGGACGAAGGCGCCCGACAGCGAGATGGACGGGAAACCGGTGTCCTGCCAGGGATACTGCACCGTGGTGACGGCGGAGACGCTGGTCTGCACGAAGGCGAGAATGCTGTTGCCGGACGCCTGGGCCGTGGCGATAGATGTGGTCGCCGCGATCGTGCCGGTCGAGTTGGAGTAGATGATGTTGCAGGCGGTGTAGGTCGGGCGCGCGCAGGCGTTCTGCGAAGCGGCAAGGCTTCCGACCGATCCGGAGGCGACCGCCACCGGCCCGTTGCCGAGGTAGAGGCTGCCGGCGGTGTAGTTGACCGCGAGGCCGGTGCCGGCGGTGACGTAGGGCGCCTGGAAGAACGCCCCCTGGTAGGCGGTGCCGGGCGCGGCCTGGGCCATTGCGGCCGCGGCCAACGCCAGAACGAACAGCAAAACAGACTTGAGTTTCATCGCATCTCCTCGGTAGTTATTCGGCTTCATGCCGCACTCTCCACTTCGTCACGGAACGTCGCCACGATCACGCAGCGGCACCGGTCGCCGCCTTCGCAGTCGGGATTCGGGGTGTCGGGCAGGTCGGCTTCCTGGGCCGCCTCCTGGCCGTCGGCTCCTTCGCACACCTCGCAGGTGTCGATGTCGAGCAGCGCGGAGTAGGCGTAGCTCTTGATCTCGTCCGCGAACTCGGCGAACGCATGGCTGCGGCCATCGCTGTACGCCTCGTTCGTGGCCTCGGCCGCGAGGCCGTCGATCCAGGCGTCCTTGGCGTCTTCGAGATCCTGCTGCGCCTGAATGAGCGCCTCGCCCTTGGTGTCGGCGCCGGGATTCTTTTTGAAGTCGAGCGCCCGGTTCACGCTGCGCTGCGTGAGGTTGTTGGTCAGCTCGACGACCGCCGCTTGGGCGTAGAGCTGCAGTGCGTCGTCGTCCGCCGCGGCGTCTACGGCTCCAGTGGCCGCGTCCGCCGCCAGCAGCTTGCCGGTCTTGGGGTTGACCGGGGGCTTGCCGGCGAGCTGCCGGCCGCGCTCGGCAGCCACCTGGCGGCGGCCATCCTGCTGCACCAAACGCAGCTCGCGCGCGATCGCCGCCACCAGCCTGGGGTCGGCCGGCACGCTGACCTGGTGCATGCGCCCGGTGGGCGCGCCCATGGCCTTGTGCAGCGCCTCGGCGACGATGGCGGGCTTGGCGGCGCGCAGCTCCGCGGCCACACGTCCCTTGCCGTCGCCGAGCGTCGTCACCATGTCGGACAGCGAGAGCGAGAGCTCCGCGCCGCGTGGCGCGCGCCTGACCTTGACGCCCTCGACTTCGGCAAGCAGCAGTATTCCTCCGGACCGTGGCGTGCGACCGGCCGGCGACTCGCTCGCCTTGACCTCGGTCTTCGCCTCGTCGGCGATCGCGTTGGGATCGTCGTCGCTGACGCGCACCACGGTGGCCGCGTAGCGCGGCCGCGATTTGCCGCGCTCCGGCAGGCTCATCGCGTCGCGGAGCGCGTCCTCCATCTCGTCGTCCGGGTGCACGACGTCCACCTTGTCGAGCGCGAGCTTGCCGAGGATCTCCGCCACCTGCGAGAGCGAGACGTAATGCACGCGCGGCGCAACCAGCGTCGGATAGCCGGACGGCCGCTTGGCGGGACCGCCCGGCAGCGACTTCGACTTGACGGCGCCGACGCCCTCGTAGTTCAGATCCACCAGGTCGCGCACCGTCGAGTGGTTGATTCGGAAGTAGACCTGGTTGGTGAACGCCTGCGCGGCGATGAAAAAGAAGTCCTGCTGCGAGACGCCCAGCGCACGGTTGCCGGTCGCCGCCTGCCCCGCGTCCATGAACATGGCCAGGGCACACTTCGAAATCTGCTCGTTGTGATGCCGGATCGATTCCTTGCAGTCGCGGACCTGACCCATCACGCCCTTGAGTGACAGCTTGACGCCCGGCGGCATGTAGGCGCCGGCGGACTCGTGGCTGGCCAGGTTGGTCAAAAACGTGAAGGCGATCTGCTTGTCCTCGGTGCTCAGGCCCTTCCCGCCGGGTTCGTGTTCGATCACGGGCACGCCCAGGCCGTTGCGCTCGCAGGCAATGCCGTCGATCGCGTAGAGCTGCTCCTTGTAGTACCAGTGCTTGTAGGCGGCGCGCAGCACCGAGCGACCAAAGAAGTTCGCGCCCTCCTGCTGGAACGTGAACAGCCCCAGCTTCCAGGCGGGGATGTCGACGTTCTTGAAGTTGTTGCCGCCGTAGCCGTACTGCTGCAGCGCGATCAGCGACTCGCCGTCGTCCTCGGTGAGAAACCGGTAGAAGGTCAGCGGCAGGCGGGGTGCGAGCTTCGCGATCTGGATCTGGTCGCCGGCGACGCGGTAGACCTTCTCGTAAGCGGCGCAACCGAAGTCGAGGCCGAGCAGGAGGTTTTCGACGACGTCTCCCCAGTTCTGCGAGATCTTCTGGCCGCCCTTCGAGATGAACTCGAGGCCGCCGAACAGGTTGTCCTCCACCATCTTCGCGATCTCGACGTCGATCGGGCTGTTACTGGCGGGCTCGACGCGGCCGTCGCCGGCGCGCGATCGCACCGGCAGCTTCAGCACCGCGAGCGTCGCCGCCACCTGCGCATCGCCGCGCCGCATCTGCTCGTAGACCCGCATGCCGTCGCGGCCGTAGAGATCGCCGCGGTACTCGCCCAGGTCCTGGACGAAGCCCGAGATGATCGGGGTGCCGGCAACGCCCAGCTCCTGAAAGCGCGAGACCTCCTCGGATTCCTTGAGCGCCGCCGCCGAGGTCATCGTGCCCGAGCCGAGCGGCCCGGTCGTGGCGATCGGCACGGCAGCTTGCTCGGTGCCGTTAAAGCTCAGGCTGAAGGGGCCGAGGCGCATTAGAACCGCCCTCCTGCCCCGGCCATCAGCGGCGAGCCGAATAACGCCGCATCCCGGAACGAGGTCGCCTGCTGCGAGGCCGCCGAGATCGCCAGCGCCAGCGCCCAGAACTCGTCGGCGTGGCCGGCGTCGGTGCGCGCGGCGTCGAAGCGCAGGTTGCCGTTCGAGCTGACGTAGCGCTTGACGGCGTGAATCGCGCGGCGGACGGCGGGGGATGCCGGGATGCGCAGCGTGCGATCCTCAAACGCCCGCTTGGTCTCGACCGCCATCGCCTCCTTGGTCTGCTGCGTGAACTGCACGCGCTCGATCTTGTGGCCCCAGCGCCCGTGCAGCCGCTCGGCCAGCATGTCGCCGACGCTGCCGTGGCTGGCGTCCACCGCGAGGCGCGTGACATGGGGCATCACCGCGTCCACCGTCGCCTCCTGCTCGGCGAAGGGCATGCGGGTCATGGTGGTGACCGCGCGCGTCACGAGGAGATCGCCGACGCGCAACGCGATCCAGAGGATCGAGCGGTCCTTGTGCCGCCCGATGTCGAGGCCGGCGTAGAGCGGGGCGCAGAGCGCGAGGTCCGAATCGAGCGTCGCGAGATCGCTCTCCGCCGCGGTAATCAGGTCGTAAGGGATGTAGTTCTCGCCGTCCGAAAGAAACTGGCAGCAGTACTCCTGCAGGAACGTGTCCTCGTCGTCGGCCAGCTCGCGGCAGTCCTCGACCGTGACCGGGAAGCCCTGGGCGACGGCGTCGTAGATGTCGACCCAATGGCTGGACCAGATGCCGTGCTGCCGCTGGGTGGGCGCGGCGCCCGTCGCGAGCCCGGCCTTGCGGCACAGCTCGTAGTACTTGCCGGTCTGGTAGTTGGGCGTCGAGACGACCAGCAGGCGGTGGCCCAGCATGGTGGCGGCGCCGGCCGCCTTCCACAGCTTGTGGCTGTTCTGGTGAAAGCCGAACTCGTCCAGGAAGACGTTGCCGCCGAAGCCGCGCAGCGCGTCGGGATGCGCCGTCATGGCGCTGATCACCGACTTGTTCGGGAGCTGCGCCTCGAGCTTCATCACCCGCACGTCACCGAAGAACAGGTCGGTCGGGATCTCGTCGATCGCGAGCTGGTGCCCGTAGCCCTTGAAGCGCTTCTCGGCGAGCTGCATGGCGGCGAAGTGGTTGGCCACCTCGAGCATCGCCTCCTTGGCGGTGTCCTGGGTGCGGCTCACGATGCGCCACTTCGTGCGCTGGTCGGCCGAGGCGTCGGCGATCTCGAGCGTCGACGCGAAGGTGAAGCCGATGCGCCGCGACTTCACCGCGATCTTGCGGCGCGAGCGGTCGTTGAACCAGTCGAGCTGGTAGGGCCGCAGGGGAACCGCGGCGGAGATCTCAGGCTGCGACGATGCCATAGACCTCCTCGCGGATTTTGCGCTTGGTTTCCTCGTCGAGGTTGCGCGCCTCGACCAGTGCCGCATCGATGGCGCGCGTGGCCTTCTGCGCCTTCTCCTGGATCTGTTCGAGCTTCAGGTCCAGCTCGCGCTTCTGCTGCTCGAGCTGTGCCCGCTGCTGCGCGATGTGCTCGTACTGCACCTGCAGCCAGCCCACCTTGATCGGGTCGGCGTCGGCCAGCTTGTGCTGGTTTTGCAAAAACGACTGCACCAGGTTCATGCGCACCAGCTCGCCCGACTGCAGCGCGCCGTGCTGCTCGATCACCTTCAGCGCCGCCTCGGCCTGCGTGGTGGCCATCTCGAGGATCCTCGCCTGCCGGGAGTACTTCTGCTGGTGGTAGCGCTGCAGCGTCGAGAGGTGCAGCTTGCCCGGCGCCTTGCGGGTCGCGGCGACGTGGTCCACGATCTCGCTGTAGGTGTAGCCCTGCGCGATCATGCGATCCACCAGCTTCCGGGTCTCTTCCCAGCCCGGGCGGTCGAGGAGTAGGGTGGTGCGCCGCATGGTCAGCCCCGCGCCACCCCTGGCTCACCGGCGTTGCGGCCGTCGAGGAAGTCGACGCCGGCGTTCCTGAGGCGCGCCCCCTGGATCACGTTGCGCCGGCGCGTCTCGGGATCGTCCTTCCGCACCAACTCGATGAAGCCGAGATCGGCGAGATACTGCAGATGAAACCGCACGTCCTCGTCGCTCATGGCGTGGTCGAGCAGATCGAGCGTGTTGCCGAGCACCTCGACGCTCACAAAATGGCCGAAGTCGTCGAGCAGCACCTTGAGCAGATCGCGGCGCTGGATCTCGTACTTGGCCCGCTGGCGTGCCTTGGTGAAGTTAGCCACGCTCGTGGATCTCCTTGACGAGATCGTTCATCTCGTTCTGCTTGGCCGCCATGGTGCGCATGGCGCGATACATCGCCTCCTGGTCGCTGCGCGCATGGTCGAAGGACTCCGAGATGCGCTTCATGGAGATCGCGGCATCCTCCTGCGCCCGCAGGAAGCGGTCCACGCTGACCTTGCCGAACTCGGTGACGGCGTCGAGCTGCTTGGCCTTGACGTCGCCGACGCGATCGATCCAGCGCGACCCCAGCCGGAAGATCACCATCGCCAGGATGGCGACGATCAGCAGCTCGGGCGCCTTGTCCGCGAGTGCCTTCCAGCCGTAGTAGGTCAGTGGGTCCATGTGTCGTACGTCAGTCTCTTTCCCGTGCCGCTCTCGCCTCCGCGTACTGCATATCCACCCAACAAAGCCGGCAGAACTCGCCACTCAGCGCCCGTCGTCTGCCGCATCCCTTGCAGATCCACTGCGGCGTCTGCTTGGGCTCGCCGTGCAGGCTGACCACGATGGGTCGGCCCTGCGAGAACCGGATCACCGGTCCGTCATCCGGCATGCCCGGCCTTCGACTCGAGCTGCGCGGGCGCGTCGGCGCCGAGCAGCGTGACCAGGTCGGCGAAGTCGGCGCTGCTCACCGTCGTCTTGTCGCCTCGCGCCGCCTTGCGGATGGCGATGCGCGAGAGCGCGTGCTCGACCACGGCCGCGGCCAGCGCGGCAGCCTCGGCGTACGGCAACGTCGGGGCGGCCGCCGCCACCACGGCGGCGATCTGTGCGATCCAACTCAGGAGTTCGAGGGGTGTCATTGGGGTCCTTTGGTGGTGGCTTTGGCGTCGCGCATAAAGGCGTAGAGCGTCGTCCCTTCAGTTCGAAGACCGACGCGAATGCCCCGGTGGTACATGAGCGAGTAGAGGTTCTTCCTGAGCTTGTGTGCCTCGCGCTCGCTATCGCAGACGATCTTCAGGGCGCGGCCGGTGGGTGTGCCCGTCACGACGGTGACCAACGGCTCGAGCTTCGAGACGCGCTTGCGCGCGATGGCCGGGACTTCCGCCATCGGGACTGTCGAGATCCGCGGGCCGGCTGTTTTGTGTTTGGTCTCGGTCATGTCGTGCTCGGAGTGTCTGGGATCTGCGACCGTGGGGGTCAGCCGCGCGGGCCGACCTCGAAGTTGTGCCAGGTGCCGCGCCAGAGCAGCTCGCTGATCGGCGGCGCGGAGAGTGCCGCGTGCGGCTTCGCTTTTGCGACCAGCGTCACCAGCGTCTTGACATCGCCGGCCAGCTCAAACGTGAGCGCGTCGACGGCGGCGGACTGCTGCGCCTGCGCGGGTTCGGCGCTGGATTCCCATAGCACCATCGCGTTCGAGGCCTGCAGCAGGACGTCGTGAGCGTGCGTCGCGGCGGCTTGGATCACCCGCCAGTCGTCGTCCGTAATCTGCCCGGCGCGGTGCGCGGCGATGGCGTCGCCGTAGGCCGATTCGTAGGCGACACGCGCGTCGTCGAGCGCCTCGTAGGTCCGCACGTCCCAGGCTTTGGCGGCGTGGGGCGCCTGCGGAGCGCCGCCATGCGCGCAACCGGTGAGCGGCATGAACACCATCGCCAGCAGCAGCGCAGCGGCGGTGGCGCTGCCGATGGCGCGCGGTGCGATGGTCTTGATCGTGCCGTGCAGGCCGGCCGCGGCGAGCGCCACCGCGACCGCCGTGCAGAGCGTGTTGACGTCGAGCGAGCCCGAGACCGCAATCGTCCCGATGAACGCGAACGCGACGTTGAAGCCGACCGCGATGCGGCCGTACACGTAGCGGTCGAGGCCGGCCTTCTTGACGGCCTGCAACACGCCAAACAGGGCGGTCGCGGCGCCGAGGATCTGCGGAATGCTGAGCTGGAAGTGGGGCGTCACTGGACGGACTCCTTTGCCGGCGGGGCGGCGGGCGCGGGTGACATGGGCTGGTCGAGGCGATAGAACAACAGGCGCCCGAGTGCCGCGGTGCGGCGCTCCGGCGCGGCCCAGGCGGGCGGTGCGATCGACACGTCGAAGTAGTGGTCGGCGCCGAGCGAGGGGTCGAGCGCGGCGCCGGCCAGCACCAGGTTGGCGGCGCGGTAGCATCGCGCCCACGCGGTGGGGACGTCATGCGTGGTCGGGGAGAGCAGCTGCGGGCGGTTGGGGTCGGAACGGTTGAAGCAGGAAAACTGGTAGGGCGCGAGGATGACGGAGCGGAGGGTCTTGCCCCAGGCGCTTTCGGGATGGCGCACGCGGTTGCGGACGACGCTCGCGACCGCGATCTTGACCTCGTCGCGCTGGCCGCGCGCCTCGCCCCAAATCAGCATGGCGAGCAGCGTGGTCTCGTCCTGCTCCTCGAAGGGAGCAAGCGGGTTCGGGTTGAAGACGCCGACGAGATCGAGTGGCACAGTCATAGGCTCGTCACTGGTGACACACCAGCATGAAGCTACGGCTGTGATGGTCGGCGGATATTGCGGACGAAACAATAACCCGCGGTCACGCGAGGGATTGTGGTTGCACGAATCGGCGCATGAACAAAGGGGCTAGAGGACCTGATAAAAATTCTTGGCGTGGCCTACGGGGCGCAGTGGTCCTACTTGCCGGAAGGTACGCCTCCGACTCCGGCCTGAATGATGTGGGAAATCGCGCGAGGTTTTGGGAATCCGGCGAGCCTCTCTTTCGTGCCTCCGGTTCCATTGATCAAAATATCTCCATATCCCAAACACTTGCCACCCAGGCCTGTCGAGACCGACACCGCCTCAACCCGGGAAAGGACGATATTGATTTCGCGTTTTCGAATTACGCCAGACGCAGACAGCACTCTGCGGTCCGTCACTGCGAGCCACGATGACTTGCGACTAAACCACGCATATGCGAAGAAGATTGCTCCGACGAATGCAAAAATGCCCGCCCCGTCAGCTTTCACCATCATCGGAATCAGGAATAGAAGCAGGATAAATGCAGGGAAAATCATCATCTTCCAGTGGGCCTTGCATGCGAACGTAAGCGACTCGCCAGGCATTAAGTCGAAAGGTGTGTTCATCGAGTACTCCTTCGGTGTTTCGGACGAGCGTTCAGACAAATGGCCGTTATTGCGTGTCTTTCGAGACGTCCCTCTCGCTCGATGGCGGCTCCGAGGTTACGCCTTTCCTCGTCTCCGCTCCTTCATGGCGGAGGTGATCGAGCACTACATGTTCAACGTGTCTTCTGCGTTTTTCGCTGCAAATTTGAGAGTAGAGCTCGGCGAGCTTCTTTGGCTGCAAGGTATTGATCGTATTGCGTGGAAAGTCGTACAAGTTCCCCATGCAGGTCCTCCGTCAACGGAAAGCTGGCATCTTCCTCAGCAGACACCGATAAATTTAGAACCGCCTTGGCCGCAAGGCCAGGGTGTTGCCGATACATTGCGCGCAATGCCTTGAGTGCCCAGATCTCCTCGTACGACGAAGCGACAGGAGACTCGTCGAGCCACATCATGAGTCCCTGCGTGGTGGCGCCGGTTATATCGGTAGCGCGCACCGCTGCCACGCGTTCGATTCGCTCGTATAGATCCTCAGGAATCCTTGCCTGAAGGGGCCGTTTCGGGATTTTAGGATTCCGCGCCATTTTGGTGTTGGCTACATGGTGCCCAACTCGTTGATTCTGGGCAAGTTGCATATTTATCAATACGTATGCATGAGATGTATTGACAATCGAAGGCATTTGCACTACAAATGCATTCGCATGAGGAAGCACTTGGCCGCTCGATCAAAGTTTCCGGTTTCTGCGCGGGTCTCGCGGGAAGTGGATGCGCAGATCTCTGCGATCGCGGTTCGCGAGCGGCGCTCCGTCTCGGCTGTGATTGAAATTCTCCTGGACGAAGCGCTCGCGGCGAGGCGCAGGAGGACAGAGAAAAATGTCGCCTAAAGGTCCCATCAACCAGCGTGACTTTAGCCACGCCATGCTTCCGGTGTCCCGGGCTGTCGCCGCATTCGACCGTCGCATTAGTCGTCGCACGCTGCTGCGGCTTCTGTCTCTCGGAGCACTCCGTGGGCGACGGCAGGGTACCCATTGGATGGTCGACGTCGTCGAGCTTCGTCGGTACCTGACGGAACCCGACTTCAACCGCAAGCGAACCGAAGCGTATCGTCGCGCGCTTGCGTTCCAGAGACGGGTAAGGTCCCGCGGAGTTTCCCATGTCGATTGATTTCCCTGTGCATCCGCGGCTCAACGAAGAAGAGGAGGCGCTGGTGCAGGAGCTGCTGCAGTTGGCGCCGGTGAAGCGGACGACTTTGGTGACGGGTTGCATCGCTTACGCACTTGCGAAGGTGCGCCACGACGGGGACGAGTTTCAACGCCTGCTTCAGATGCTTCGCAGGCGCATGCAGGCGTTGCCTGCCGAGGTGCCGGCATGAAGGGCGAGACGCGCACGTATCTGGCCTCGGCGCTGCGGACGCGGCGCGAACACCTGGGGCTGACGCTGGACGGGCTGGCGCACAAGGCGCACGTCCAGGTGGAGCGGCTGCTGGCGCTGGAGTCGGCGCTGGTGCAGGACCCCGACCAGCGCGAACTGCGCCGCCTGGCGGAGGCGCTGCTGACCGCGCCCACGGCGCTGACCGGGGAACCGGAGCCGGCCGCCGCCCCGGCATTAGCCCGCCTGCGGCTCGCAGTGAGCGAGGGCGAGGCGCTGGTGGTGACCGGCGACTGGCCGGTGCGCCTGTGGCGCGCCTGCTTCGCCGAGCGGCTGCTGGCTGAGGCCAGCGATGACGCCTTTGCCATCGAGGTGTGGCGGCGTGCCGAGGCGATCGCACTCGCCTACCCGCAACGGGTGCGCATGGAAAGAAGGGCCGCGTGAGCAACCCGAAAGACCGCAAGTTGTGGGCGACGCAGGCCCGTACCGATGCGGCGGCGGAGCTCATTTTAGGCTGCGCGCTGGCTTGCAGCTATTGCGAGGACCTCAACCCTATTGAGGCGCTGCGTATCTTGAAGGTCTCGATCGCAAAGGCGGAAGCCCTGCTTGGAACGGAGGCGAAGCGTGGCTAACGCTTTCCCCTTGTCATGGCCGGCCGGCGTGCCCCGCAACATGGGGCGCCGCCAATCTCGCTTCGGGCAGCGCACGCTCGAAAAGGCCTACTTCGAGCTCGTCAACCAGCTTCGTCTGCTGGGGGCGCGGGCCGTCGTGGTCTCGACCAACGTGCCGCTGCGCAACGACGGCCGCCCCTACTCCAACCCCGGCCGGATGGACGACCCGGGCGTGGCGGTCTTCTTCCGGCTCGCGGGGCGCGACTACTGCATGCCCTGCGATTGTTGGCGCACGGTCGAGGAGAACGTCTACGCGATCGCCAAGCACGTCGCGGCGATGAGCGGGCAGTTGCGCTGGGGCGTGGCCTCGGTGGAACAGGCGTTCGCGGGCTTCAAGGCGCTGCCGGCATCCGATCCCTTCGGGCGGCTTGGGTTGCACGAAGGCGCCAGCGTCGCGGCGATCGAGGCTGCGTTCCGGGAGCGCGCGGTGACGTGTCACCCCGACAAGGGCGGCAGTCACGAGGTGATGGCTGAGCTCAACCGGGCGCGCGAAGAGGCGCTGCAGCGGGCGCGTAGCGGGGAGGTGCGGCCATGATCCAGTTTCCGCGAGTTAGGCAGGAGGGCTTGCTGGCAGGCCAGCCTCTTGCCGGGGCAAAGGGGCCGGCGGCTTGGGTCGCCGGCTACGCCTCCGCAGCGCCTACGCCCGGTCGGGCGGCGGCGGCCACGGGAACCCACCGAAGTTCGGTCGCATCGTCTTTCACCCCCTTTCGTCGGTTAGAGGACAGCACCATGCCCATTCACATCGTCGTGCAGCACGGGTTACTCATACTGCTCGCGATCGTACTGCTTTTTTTGATTGTCGCGACCGGGAATTTTTCAAAGCTCGGCCCGGCGGCGATCTGGATCGCCTTCGACCTGTTCGTGTCCATCGTCGCGACCATCGCCTGCGGCCTGCCCCACTACCGCGCGATGATCCCGGTGCTCGCCTGGGCACACTTCGTCACCATGTTCATCGCGCTCGGCGGCATGTGGTGGTGGGTGCACCGCGACCTGCACCCGCTGGCCGACACCTTCTTCATGGGCTTCCTGCTGTACGCCGCGGTGCGCCTCATGCAGGTCGAGGCGCTGGCCATCGGCGTGCCCCTCGACTACGTCGAGCTGCTCAACACGGCCACCTACGCGCTGGTTGCGGGCGTCATGATCTTCCGCCTGCTGGTGCCGATTCCGCCCGATGTGGCGGCGGCGCGGACGCCGCGCTGGAACTCCGCGACGCTTCCGAGCGTGGTGATGGCACGCGTCGCTGGCCGGCAGTAACCCCGCAGGACCTTACCGCATGGGCACTTCCTTCGTCACCGTCGAGTACGCCGCGCGACTGGCCGACTGTTCGCCGCGTTCGATCCTGCGCCAGGTGGCCGCCGGCAAGCTGCGCGCGCAGCGGGCGCCGTCGCACCACCACGAGGGCAAGGAGACGACACTGGTGGCGGTCGCCTCGCTGCCCTATGTCGCGCAGCAGCGCTGGGTGACGGCGCGCAAGGTGGTGCGCATGCCGAGCGCGGCGCCGACGCTGGGCGAGCTGGCGGTCGAGGCAATCACGCCGGAAGCGGCCGCGCCCCAGGGCGCGGGGCTGCCGAGCGGGCTCTCCGGAGAAAAGCTCGCCTGGGCGATGTACCGTTTCCGGATCCTCGAGCCGTTGGTGTCGGGAGAGTGGGCGCGCAGCCTGGGCCAGACGCTGGCCGGGCAGGCGATCCACAACAAGTCCGACTTCGTCGCCTACCTGGCCACGGTGGAGTTCGCCAAACCGAACGGCAAGACGGAGCGCTACTCGACGGGCGGCATCTACCGCATGCTGCGGCGCTACGCCGAGAGCGGCATCGCCGGGCTGACCAACGAGACGCGCTCGGACCGCGGCTCGACCAAACTCAGCCAGCCGCTGCAGGACTTCGTCATCGCCGCCTACTGTTCCGGGGGCAGCCCCGCACAGCCGGCGCTGCGCAGCCTGCGCGAAGTGGCGCGCCTGATCGACCAGGAGCGCGAGAAGCGCGAGCTGCTCGGGCGCGAGGGCAAGCTGCTCGACTACATTCGCGGCGAGCACGACTTCGCCTACCTGACCGAACGCCGACGCGGCTTCCGCGAGTTCATGCGGGAGGACGGCACGCCACAGGCGGCCGACTACTACCTCTTTCCGCCGGCGTCGCTGAGCACGCTCGGGCGCTTCGTCGCGTCCGTTCCGGAGCCGCTCAAGATGCTGGCCCGCGAGGGCGTCAAGCGCTACAAGGCCAAGGCCGAGCCGGTCATCCTGCGCGACTACGCCTCACTCCTGCCCATGCAGTACGTCGTCTTCGACCACCGCAAGGCCGACATCTTCGTGCTTCGCAAGCAGCAGGGCAGGTACTCGCTGGTGCGCCCCTGGGAGACCGTTGCGATCGACATGAAGTCGCGCATGGTGCTCGCCTGCGTGCCCTGTGTGACGCCCTCCGCGGAGACGGTGGTCTCGTGCGTGCGGCAGATCATCAAGCGGTTCGGCCTGTTCACCGCCGCCTACATGGATAACGGGAAGGAATTCACGGCCGAGTGGGTGGATGGCGAAGGCGCGCACGAGGCGGCCGCGGCGGGGATCGACGACGCCGGCGACGCGCTCACGGCGGCGCGCGGCGTCTTCGGACAGCTGGGCATCGAGACGCTGCACGCGATGCCGTTCAACGCGCGCGCCAAACTGATCGAGCCCAGCTTCCGCAACCCGGCGCGCTACGAACGCACGCTGGCCGGCGCCTGCGGCAACCGCTCGGAACATCGGCCGGAGTGGCTCAGCCAGTGGACGAAGGAGTTCAAGCGCTGGGGCGGCGAGAACGACAACAACCCCTTCTACACCTTCGACGAGTTCCGGCTGCTCAAGCAGCACTACTACTTCGAGGTCTACAACCGCCGCATCCATACGGGCCGCGAGATGAAGGGCCGCTCGCCCGACCAGGTGATGCGCGAGGAGTACCTTACCGCGGGCCTCGCGCGGACGGTCGATCCGCGCGCGCTCGATCTCCTGCTGCAAAAGCGCCGCAACCGCATCGTGCAGCAGGGCGGGACGCTCGTCGTGCGCTTCGGCGGCGAGGATCGCGTGTTCACCGACCCGAAGCTCTTCCTGCTGCAGGGCCGCGAGGTCGAGACGTCGCACGATCCGCAGGACCTCGGCGAGATGTGCGTCTACGAGCCGGCGGGCAATTACATCTGCACCGCCACCTGCCAGGAGCTGCACGGCATGGGCGAGCGCGAGATCTCGGAGCCCATCAAGCGCCAGCGGCAGCTCCTGAGCGGACTCAAGAAGGCGCTCTCGCAGCAGCACCGCTATGCCAGCGTCCCGAGCCCGATGGAGCAGGTCGCGTGGCAGCGCCGCCTGGCGGAGGCGCACGGCACGCCGGCGGCGGCCTCGGCCGAAGGCCAGCCTGCCAACACGCCGCTGCCGGAACGGTTCCAGCTCGCGGCGGCAGTCGCCGGCGCGCAGCGGGTTGTCCCGGCAGCGGCCGAGACGCCGGAAGAGGAGCGCCTGACGCTCTTCGGGGTCGAGCAGTAATGACGTCGCAGCTCACCTTGACGGAGGCTGCGAAGCTGCGGGGCGAGCTGCGGCACTTCCAGAGCCACACCGGCCTGGGACGCTACGAGATCGCGCGCATCACCGGCATGAGCTGGCCGGGCGTGCACTACATCCTGAACGGCTCGCGGCGGCGGCCGCAGCAGGTGAGCGCGGAAAGGCTGAGGACATTTATGGCGAGCTATCTGCAGAGTCACCCTGGCGCGGCCACGGCCGAGCGCGACGACATGGGACACGCGCTGGCGGCCACCGAGGCGACCACCAAGGCGGCCGCCCCGGAGGACTTTGTCATGACGCGCGCGGCCCGCACCGTCCACGAGGTACTGAACTACTGCGCACGGCGAGGCCATAACGGCGGCATCTTCGGCGACCCCGGCACCGGCAAGACGCTCAGTCTGTCGCGCTGGTCCGCGATGACCCGGCACCGGCACGTCATCATCTGGTGCCATGCCTATACGAGCTACACGCGCCTGGTGCGCGCCATCGCCCGCGCGCTCGGAGTGCCGGCGGGCGGCTCGATCGACGTGCTCGACGACCTGATCCACGACGAGCTCGCCGCCCACCCGCGCATGCTGCTACTGGATGAGGCCGACATGCTCTCGGCCCGCACGCTGGACTGGCTGCGCACGCTGTGGGATCGATCCGACCATCGCAGCAACTTCGTGTTCACCGCCAAGCCGGCGTTCTACCGGCGCCTGCAATCCGCGCACGCTCGATCGCAGCAGGACCTGCGCCAGATCTGGCAGCGGCTGGCCGTGAAACAAATGATCGCGGGCTTTGACCGCGACGAACTGGCGCAGGTGCTCACCAGCCGCAAGCTCACCGGCCGTATCGACGCCGACGCCGCCGAGGCACTCTTCTCCATGAGCCAGGGCAGCTTCCGGGAGCTGGTGATGATTCTCGACCTGGTCGAGCAAGCACTCGAAGAAAACCCCAAGCTGGCCGGGCGGATCACCCCGAAGGTGGTGGATGCGGCCTACCGGTCGAGGTTCGGCGCCGAGTTTACCCGGAGGCGCGGATGAGGCTCGACGAGTTCCAGTGCGACATCTGTTCTGCGCCCAAGCGAGAAGCCAACCACTGGTTCGTGGCGTGGGAGTCGTTTGAGGAGATCCGCTTTATGCGCTGGGCAGTCGCGGCGTTCAACTACGAACCACCCGACCCCATCCGCATGGGCGACGACCCCCGCCACGCCGACGCTCACCTGTGCGGCCATGAGTGCCTGCACCGCTGGATCGACCAGAAGCTTTCAGAAGGAGAAGTCAGTGCCCAAGAAGACCGAATCGCCAAAGCCTAAGAAGAAGCCTGCCATCAACAACCTGGCCGAGGCCAACGAGGCGCTCTACCTGCTCGGGTACCACCGGCGCAGGGTCGAGGTCGCGGCCATTGCGGCGCGCAACGAGATTGCCAAGATCAAGCAGGACGTCGACTCCGCCATGCGGGAGGACCGGAAGTTGGCCGGCGCGATCTTCCGCGACCTCGATAAGTTCCTGCGCACGCACCGCGACGAGATCGTCGCAGGGGGACGCAAGACCGTAGCCCTGACGCATGGCGTGCTCGGCTTCCGGTTGCCGCCGGAGTCGCTCGTGCTATCGCCCGGCTTCACCGAGGCGGACGCGATCGCGGCGCTGCGCAAACGGCACGCCGCCGAAGCGGCGCTCTACATCCAGGTCACCGAGTCGCTGCGCAAGGACGACCTCAAGGCCATGTTCGACGACGAGGAGCTGGCGCAACTCGGTCTCGAGCTCGACCAGGAGGAGCTGCTGGTGATCGAGCCCGCGCAGGAGACGCTCGCGAACGGCCAGGAGGTGGCGTGAGCCTGACCCGCATACGCACCGCTGCCTGGACGGAGCGGCCCACGGCCGGCTTGGGCCGGATCTGCCGCGACTGCATCCACCAGCGTCCCGACGCCGCGGACGTGAAGTTTCGCTGCGCCCGCAACATCAACAACGCCGGCCTGCACATCGAGGCCAACCTGCACTACGTCGGCGATGGATTCGACGAGGTGTGTGGCTACCACCAGCGGGAGGGCGCGCTGTTCGCGCCTCCCGAACCTTACGGAAGCGAGGCGACCGGTGCCTGACTTGGCTTGCTGCGAAGTCGTCGAAGGGTCCACGCGCTGCGGTCGACCGGCCTACGCCTGGATGCTCGAGCAGGGCGTGCGTGTCCCGCGTCAGCGCGCCGTCTGCGAGATGCACTGGCACCGCGGCTACCAGCGCGGCGAGGTGTACAACTTCGCGCTGCCGGCCGCCTGGACGCGGCGCTCGGCGTCGCACTACAGGTGCGACGGGAAGGCGGTCTGCTGATGGTCTTCGCGTCCATGTCGGCACTGCCGCAAACGTGGCGCTGCAACGGCTGCGGCCGGGAACTGCCGGTGGCTTTGATGCAGGTCTATTTCTGCCGCCGGCGACGCGCCGTCATGCTCACCCGACGCTGCAAGCCCTGCGGCTACAAAGCGGCGAAGCTGCAGCGGACCTGGAGCCGGGCCTATCTCCGCGAGTGGCGGCGGCGCAACCGCGCGCTCACCGCCGATTATGCGCGCCAGCGCTATCGCCGCCTCGCGCCGCGGTTGGTCGCCCTGGCGCGCGTGCGATACCGGCGGGATCGTCCGGCGCGGCTGATCCAGGGGCGGCTGCTGCGCCGCTTCGGCGAGCACCGCACGCTCGCCGAGTGCCGCGCGCTGCTGCGCCGCTTCGGCCCGGCGTATCCGATGCCGGCCGGGCTTACGGCGGAAGGCCGCCGCGCCGCGCGACGCATCGTCGATCGCACCAAAAAGGCCGGCTGTCCGGTGCCGATGAAAGACGCCCTGCGGATGATTTGGGACGACCGCACGCGAGGTCACATCGTGCCGAAACACCTGCAGCCCAAGACCGTCGCGCCGGGCCGCGCACGCGCCCAGCGCGCCCGGTGGGCAAGGTTCCGCGAGGAGCAGATGGCATGCTGAACCGCTCCACCGACCGCGCCGCCTGGACGCCGCCGCCGCCGTTTGTCGCGTCCTGTAGCGTCTGCCACGGAGCACAGCCGGCCAAGACGCTGATTCGCTTCCTGGTCAGGATCTCGAGCATTGAGGACTTCGCCCAGGCGATGCGCACCCTGTGCCCGCACCACCTTGACCAGCTCGGCGACGAGCTCGGCGTACCGGAGTTTGGGGTGAAGAGATGAACCAAGTGCTGTGCGGCATGGCAACCGATGAATACGGGAATTATTGCGCGGTGATGGCGCCCACTCCGGTCGCTTGCAAGTGCGGCCGCACGACCGCGTTCCTCGTCAACCGCGGCGGCAAGACGCGCTGCACCGAGTGCGATCGCTCCCTCTGCGAGGAGGGAAAAGGGGGCGTATGAAGCAGATGAGTTTGTTGGACCGAAGAGACGGCCCGCTGCGCACGGTCGCCTCGGGCACCATCGATCCGGGCGGCGAACTGCGGATGCGCCTGGCGTGCGGCCACTGCGTGTGTCGCTCCGGGAGATACGTCGTCCCGAGGCGTACGCGATGCCGCGATTGCCGTGACGCTGCGCTCGGCCGCCCGTCGCCTCAAATGACGCTACAGACCCCCAGACTCCGAGACGCCGTGATTGCGTGGAGCCGCGCAACCTTTCCGCGCTCCTCGGTTGCGTCCGTTGCTACTCATCTGGAGCGGGAGGCTGGCGAGCTGCGGGCGGCGGCGCGAATCGGCGGGGCACCGACGGCGGAGGCGGAGGAGGAGATAGCCGACGTGCAAATGCTCCTGTGGGTCTTGGCTGACAAGTTGGGAGGCTCAATTGATCTCGCCGTGCGCCGGAAGTTGGAAGTTTGCAAGAGCCGCGAGTGGGGGCAACCTGATCGTGAGGGGGTTGTCGAGCACATCCGCCAAGGAGACGGAAAGTGACTCCAGAGATCCGCGACCTGATGTCGTCGAAATGCCCGGCCTGCGGCGGCTGCAAGCGGCCGCGGCATTCGTTTTGCCGGGATTGCTACTCCAGCCTGCCGTCCGTACTGCGGGCGGCGCTCTACCGGCGCGTCGGCGAAGGCTACGAGCAGGCGTATCTGGAGGCAAAGCGTGCGCTTGCACTAATAGGCAAGCTACTCAGCTGCCCGATGTGCGGCGCAGGCAAGCCACCAGATCTCCAGATTTGCGTGGAATGCGACACTGACAACCTGCCGGAAGGCCCTAACTACGAGGCTATCGTCCAAGCTGAGGCCGAGCTCCTGGAAAGCGTACGAGCCGGTCGGATTGATCCGAAAGTAGCCAAGGGTGCCTGGCGTGCGTTTGCGGCCGCCTTCCGGCGCGTGAGCCCGCGGGAAGGGAGGCGGCGCCGGTGACGACGCTGTTCCGCGATCGCTGCCCCTGCGGCAACTCTGGCACTCGGCCAGGCGGCGATCCCTGCCCGGACTATCCACGCTGTCATGTCGAGGACGTCGTCGCCCGCCACGTCGGCCGCGGCCAGGCGATTGCGCTGGCGCAGATCTGCGCCGTGACGCGCCTCGGCGAACGCGAGATCAAGCAGGCAGTGCATGACCTGCGAATGGATGGCGTCCACATCGGCTCCAGCCGCGGCGCCGAAGGAACGGCCGGCTACTACATGATCGAGAGCGCCGACGAGCTGCGCGCGTTCCTGCGCGCCTACGGCCGCCAGGCTATAAGCGAGCTGCGGCTGATCCAGCGGATGTTGGGGAAGGACGAGAAGTGGCTGCGCGAACTCGAAGGCCAGCTCGCGCTCGACCTGGGCGAAGACTCTGCAGCGTAAATATCTATGGCAAATAAATGGCGCGATCTATACAAAACAATTCCCGCCGAGCGGCGTACGCGCATCGAGGCTGAGGTGGCGCGCGATAAGGAGCTTCTCGTCCGCCAAAAGCACAAGTACGGGTGCACCGTTGCCGCCATTGCGATGGTGACTGGATTGTCCTACGAAGAAATTGCCGCTCATTCGACGCGGGATTTCTCCGCACATAGCATGTGCCTCGAGGATTGGCTTGAGTTCCTTAACGGTAGAGGGTTTGCTTTCTGTGTCAAATACCGGGTCACGCACCTGAGAGCACCTAACACCCGTCGTTCCACTTGGCCGCTTCCCCCGTTTGCTCCCATCCATTTGATCAACGTGCAGATTCCAGGAATTGGCGGGCACGCCGTGGTGATGCTCGACAATGGAGGGGTTCTGGATCCCAATCGGGATGGGCTGCATACGCTGGGCGACTATCCTGACGTGCTCTCGATGATTGGGGTCTGGAAGATCTCCGCGCCTTCCAATGGAGGCGCCGCCTGATGCCCTCCTCGATCACGGCCGGACAGCTCGTCTGCCTCCAGACTCTCTGGTCGCGTCGCATGCGCGCGGCCGGCGTGGCCGACCAGGCGGAGGCGCGGCAACTCCGCCACGCGTTCATCCGGGAGCTGACCGCCGGCCGCGCGGCCGAGACCAAAGAGCTCACGCTCGCCGACGCGCGCCGCGTCATCGAGGTGCTCAAGGGCGGCGCCCGAATCCCGGATGGCGACACCGCCCACGCCGCCGGCACGCACGGCCGCCGCGGCCGCCAGGCGCCCGGCGCTGAGGTCATGGTGGGAGCACAGCAGATCGAGCTGCTGCAGGGCTACGCCGGCCTTCTAGGCTGGTCGAGGGAGCGTCTGGACGGCTTCATCTCACGCCAGCTCCGCGGCCGGCAACTTCGCACAATGGCTGATGCCAACCGCGTGCTGTGGGGGTTAAAGAGGATGGTCCGCCAGCCGCCGTTTGTAAGGCGAAACAAAAGCGAAAATTCGGGCTATGATCTTTGATCATGGCCGACACGAAGCCCGTACTTGAGCATGACGGATCGAGGATTTACCGCGCGAGTACTTTAGCGCTGCCGCTGCCTGACGCGTCTGTCCATGCGGTCGTGACCTCGCCGCCATACTGGGGCCTCCGCAACTACCAAGGCGAACAGCGGGTAGATTGGGCGAGCGGCGAACCGGTCCCGTTCGGACAAGAGACCACACACGATTGCACCGGCCGCCACTGCGGCGATTGCTACGTCTGCCATTCGATCGAGATCCTGCGCGAGCTGCGCCGTGTGCTTCGCCCGGATGGGGTTTTATTCTGGAATCTGGGCGACACCTACTGGCACAGCGGCTTGCTCCGCGAAGGGCGTTCGCCGGACGACCTAAAAGAGAAGGACCTGTGCCTGATGCCGTTCCGCGTCGCCCTGGCTGCGCAGGCTGACGGCTGGTGGGTGCGTTCGGTGATTACTTGGAGGAAGACAAACCCTGTCCCGCGTGCGGTGGTCGGCCGGCCGAAAGACGTTCACGACCACATCATCGTGCTGACGCCGTCCAGATCCAGCTATTGGGATGAGGAGGGCTTCCGCTTCGGCCGCGATCGGAATCGGGAGCCGGTCATTGAGACCGTTTGGTCGTTCGCGACGCAGCGCTACAAGGGCGCACACTTCGCCACGTTCGCCGAGGAGCTGCCCCGCCGCTGTATCCCTGGCGGCCACCAGCGACCATGGCTGCTGCCGGCAGTGTGGCGCTCAGTGGCGGCGGATTCTGGACATCTCCTATAAGCCGATCGCAGGGAAGTCCAGGGGCGGCGCGAAGCAGGTTGAGGCCAGGGGCCAGCGGCAGGTTTTCGCCGGCCTTGAAGTGCGCAAGCATCGCGCGGTTGAGACCGTAGGATGGAAGCCAGGCTGCGACTGCCGCGGTGGCGTGCCGCTGCCCTCGGTGGTACTCGACCCCTTCGCCGGCAGCGGCACCACGGCGCTGGCCGCCCTGGCTCTGGGGCGTCGGTTCGTCTTGGTCGACGTGGCCTACCAGGACCAACAGCTCGAACGGATCAGGCCCCGGCTAGCTGGCCAACTTGGTGACACGCCGACCGATGCTTCCGCGAGTACTAAAAAGGGCCACAGAACAGCCTCCGGCTGCGCTGTCAGCAAGATGGCGGTTTAGATTCAACAGATTAGGCCGCCGCGGAACGAGTGTCATCAAGTGCGTCACCAAGTGCAGCGGCCGCCCAACAGAATCAATGGTTTGGTCGCCCGGTGCACCCTGACTTGCTGACACTCCTCACCTTTAGCGTGGGACACGTCCAAGCCGGATGAATGCCAGCCAAACTCCCACGCCTCAACGACTTACCCGTCGAATTCCGCCCGGCTCCCGCGGATTCCCGCACTACCCTTTATCGTGGTCTCTAATAAAGCGATGAGCGATGAGCGATGAGGGTAGACCTGCTGCCGCACTGAATCGTTACATCAAATGGCGCCGCGCGCGCGTTCGCTCATTGCTCATCGCCCAGCGCTTGCTTGCTGACCCTCCCACAGGCGCGCACCAGGTTCCGCCACGGCGGCGCTTCCTCAGGGCTCCAAAACAAGATTTCTCCTGCCCGGCGGGCACGGCGATGCCAGCGGGCGAGGAGCGCGAGGTGTTCGCCCCGCCGGCGGCGCGAGAGCCGTCGCTGGCTTGCGGGAAAGGCCGTCTCCCACTGGCGGCACAGCTCCACTTCCAGCGGCTTGTGCTCGATCGCCGCCACCGGCGGGGCGAGCGAGAGCCGAAGAGGACCATGCAGCCCTCCTTCGCGCAGTGCATAGAACGCCGCCTCGGCGCTGCCGAAGCCGGGCAGGACGACCGCGCCGTTCCATTCCCGGCTGGCGCGGGCAATTCCGGGCAGGTGTTTGAGAACCGATGCGAGCCTGTCCATCTTCTCGTGTGCGGCTGCGGCGGCCTCAAAGGCGAGCTCGTTGCTGGCGCGATCGCGCTCCCCGATCAGCTCCCTGCGACTGGCTTCGCCGCGCGTGGCGAGAAAGTTTTGCACGCGCTCCACCTCCTCCACGTAGCGGGCGTCACTGCAGCCCTGGAAGCAGGGCGCCAGGCACATCTTCATCTCGGAGTACATGCAGCCGGGAAACTTCGGATCCGGGTGCAGATCGTCACTGCAGCGGCGCAGCAGGAACAGGTCGAGCGCCCGCGTGGCCCAACGTTCCGCGGCCGCTCGAGAAGAGAACGGACCAAAACTCAGCCCGGGAGGCGGCGCGATGCCGCGCGTGGGAAAGAGTCGCGGATAGGCATTGCCCAGATGCAGCTTGAGCATGACCGGGGGACGCAGATGCAGCCGCGCGCGGTAATCGTCAGGGAAATAAACGCGGGCAAACTCGAGCAGTTGCAGGTCCGCTTCCAGATCCGAACTGACCGGCATGTAGCGGACCCGACCGATGACCGCCCCCAGATGCAACGCTTTGCCGGCCGCGGCCTCGGGGCACAGGAGACGGCGCAGGCGTGTCCGCAGGTGCGCGGAGCGCGACAGGTAGGGCTCGCCCGCTTCGCGCGGAAGCAGCGCGAAGACGGCGCGCGTGTCCGGTAGCGCATCAAGCGAAGCGGGATCCGCCACGCTCAAGTGGGGCATGAAAGCTAGTGTACGTCGGGGCAGACAGGGAAAACGGGAGGGG